TTGCAGGGATTGCTGGACGTGGATCGCCAGCCGCTGTTACAGCGGCGCGTAAAGAGGCGTTGATAGAAGGCGCTGCCAACGCTGGAGCGACGTTTGCAGCAACATACGCAACTCAGGGCAGAATGCCGACACCGCAGGAGATAGCAGAAGGCGCTATCATGGGTGCCATCACGCGCCCAACGGATTTTGGGACGGCAATGATGATGCCGCGCAAACAACGCACCCAGCTTGCTGGAAGAAGAAGCGCCGAGCAAACGATGCAGGAGTTTGCTGGCGGCGAAAAACCAGCGGAACTGGCCGCGACTGCAATCGAGAAGGGTATCCCAACGTCCCCAGGGGCGACGTTCTTCGCCGGTGAGATTTCAGGCAACGAAGGGCTGCTTGGGTTGCAGGAAGCCTTGGCAACAACGAATGCTGGACTGCGCAGCATCCGCCAGCAAACACGCGAAGCGGTTGCTTCTGATTTGGGCGCAACGCTCCAGCCGCAGGGAGGCGCCGGTATTGAGGCTGCTCAAGGCGTTATCCAAGCCCAACACGACAAGCTTATCAGAGCTGCTGAAGCTGCCAGAGACAGCGCCATTGAAAAAGGCAACCGCGAAGCGGTAAGCGCCTTAAACGATGCTCTCGCCGAGTCCAGAAACAACTTTAATGCAGCCAAGCAGGGAGCGATTGCCGCTGATGCTGCTCTTGAAGCCAGCGCGGCGCGTCTAAAGCAGGCTGGTCAGCAGTTTGCTCAAGCGCAGAAAAGCCGGTCTCGGTCGGACCAAAGCATAACCGTTGAACAGGTGCTGCTGAGGAACGCTAAGGAGGAAAAGGCGCTGCACGATGAGGCGTATGCAAAAGCTCGCGAGGAGACCGGTGATCTTGTCGTTGACTACGCGAACACCATCAAAGCGTTAAAGGAGGTTAGGAAGAAGGCTGGAGAACGTGGAAGTATTCCAGAGCACATCTCAAAGATGATTAAAGGTCTGATTGAGAATCCAGACAAAAATAAGGTCAACAGGGTTGAGGACATTGATTCTGATTACCGGAGCATTTCCGGAGAACTTTCAGACACCAAAAATATCGCCCATCGAAGCTGGCTAGGGATGGTGAAAAATTCGCTTAAGGCAGACCTAGAAACTGCCGGTAACGCTTCTCCGCTGTTTGCAAAGGCCAACAAGCTGTATTTTGAATACGCACGCAAGTACTTCGATGGTCCTGCTTGGGGCGTTATTTATGGACAAGGCAACAAAAAGACGCCGCCAAGCCAAACAATCGACGCCTACACGTCCGACCTTGAATCCTTAATACAGCTTAAGGAGTCGATCAAAGGAGACCCCGCCGCGCAGCAGGCTATCGACAACTGGTTTGTCGATATGTTCTCTCAAAAAGTTAGCTCTGCGCCGACTGTCAAGAGCATGGAAGACTGGGCCATGAAAGGGGCTGCCAGAGATTTTTCCAGAGTGTTTCCATCTGCAAGGGCGGCTGTCGATAAAGCTCAATCGGACATCCGTACATCGGAAGCTGGCGTTGAGCGTGCGCAGCAAGAGAAAACACTTGCCCGTGAACTTGCCGCCGAGGCAAAAGCTGAACTTACTGAAAAAAAGGTCGACGCAAAACAGCGCGAAACGGTTATTGAAAAAGAGAAGAGGCAACAGGCCAAGGAAGCGTTTAGGAACGAGCAGGAGCGCATCCAAGGCATGGCTGCGAACAAGATTCTCGGCAAGGACGCTCAAGTCGCTGTAGCCAGCATTTTTGAGTCCGACAACGCTGTTGGAACGACCTCTGAAATCATGGCGGCTTTGCGCGGCAACAAGCAGGCTGAAGAAGGGTTCAAGAACGCGGTTAGCAGCTATCTCAATGAAAAACTGCGGAGCAAGTCACGGGTTGAGACCACGCTCAACAAAGCGGAGCCGGTAAAGCAGGACGAGTTCGCTGCCCTTTTCGGAAAGTTGAACGACTTCCTTGTTGATGGATCAAGAGAGCGAGCCGTGCTAGAGAAGGTGTACGGCAAAGATTCCAAGGAGATGAAAGCCTTGGACATCATTCGCAAGCAGTACGAACTGCTCGCTCGTCCGACAAGAACGACCCAAGGCCAATCACAGACAGCTCTCAGAACCTCGATTGGCAGCAATCTCTCCGACATAAACAAGAACAACTCACTCGGGGCGCTGCAACGCATCGCTGCCGGTCTTGATGAGAAAGTTGGAGCTGGGGCAAGGTTCTTCACCGCTGTTTCGTCGCTGCTTCGATTCGCTTCAAAAGGAGACCCGTCTAAAGTTGCCTTGAACATCCTTGTTGAAGCGCAAACTAACCCGAAATTAGCCGCCGAGCTTCTCAGGGGCCAAACACCTGATAGTATCAAGAAACTACGCCCCTACGCTAAGTTCTACGGCCAGAAACAATCCGAAAAGGAGGAAAAGTAACACACCATGCCATACATCATCGAGTCACCTTTCCCGTCGTTCAACGACACCGACGGCTCTCCGCTCAACAACGGTTACGTCTACGTTGGATCCGCCAACCTGAACCCTGTCACGGACCCGATACCGGTCTACTGGGACGCGGCCCTCACCCAGCCGGCCGCGCAGCCCATCCGGACCATCAACGGCTACCTCTCGCGTAACGGCTCCCCAGGGCGCATCTACACGAACTTCATCACCTACTCCTTCCGCGTCACCAACAACAAGGGCGAGCAGGTGTTCTCAGACCTCAACTACACCGACCCGACTTCCAGCGCCGGCAGCACCTACCAGCAGGTCATCACGGCGATTGCAGGACAGACGGTGTTCAACTTGAGCCGCACCTACATCCCTGGCACCAACAACCTGTTCATCTACCGCAATGGTCTGCGCCTCATCGTCGGCCAAGACTACAACGAGACCGGCTACAGCCAAGTCACGCTGACGGCTGGCGCCGACAACGGGGACGAGTTCGTGTTCGACATCGGCTACAACTACGACAGCGCAGCCAGCGTTGACGCGCAGGACGTTACCTACAAGCTGCCGGACGCCTCATCGGTCTTCACCAACGTCGAAGCGAAGCTGGCAGAGACCGTCAGCGTGAAGGACTTTGGAGCGGTCGGGGATGGCATCACAGATGATACGGCGGCGATTCAGGCGGCGATTGACTACATCGAGTCAATCAACGGCGGTGTAGTGCAAATCCCTCAAGGCACCTTTAGCATCAGCAGCACCATTGAAATCAACAGCAGTGTAGGCGTCCAACTCATAGGGCAGGGGTCAGATGGCATTCACGACGGCGGGACCGGAGCAACGGCTGCAACGGAGTTTTTGTGGTCTGGGCCGTTAGGTGGAACAATGCTGAATGTTTCCTCGCCATCAGGAGCAAGCAATAGCCGTCAGTATGGAAGTTCAGTGGTTGATATTAAACTCAACTGCAACTCTATCGCAGGCATCGGATTGTTTGTTAATTCTGTAATGAACGGAACATTCAGCCGGTTGTACGTTCAGAGCCCGACAATTGCTGCTGTAAAGACGACTACGCTTGGAAACGCTAATCTTGCTGAAGCATCTGACACGCAGCGGTGCATTTTTGACCGCATCAGCTATCGGTGCATTGACAATGCCGCAACAAGGGCAGCTCATGGTTTCTGGTTGACGTCGCACAGTCCTGTTGGTTCGACGGCGAATACTTCACTCAACTACTTCAATCAGTGCGGAGGCCAAAGTTGGGGAGGGGCTGGAAGTGGATACGGTCTTTACATCGAAGATGCAGACAACAACACGTTCATGAACTTCCGTGCTTTCAGGGCATCTGGGACAACGGTTGAAGCTGTTCGATTGGTTGGAAACACAAACTGCGATGCAAATCACTTCTGGAACCTTTCTGCTGGCGGATTGAACTCAATTACCATCAAAGGCACAGCGAGCGGATTTGCTATTAACCCTACCAGAAACAGTTTCTGGACGGTTGATAACACTAACGGCACGCAGTATCCAACCGCAGATGTTGGTGTCATTTTCAACTGGCACGCTGACACAAATGCCTTTGTGAATCAGCTGTTCAGCAAGATGGTTGTTGCCGACAGTGTTCCACAAGCCATTTCAAACTTTCCAAACCTATCAAGCGCAAGCCAGTACATTTACAATAGCTCGAGCAACCATCAGATTCTTTCGGATGGAACAAATAGATGGTCTGTTGCAATCGACAGTGCAACAGGCGATCTTCGCATGGCTAGGCTTGCTGGAACTGGCGCTGTTAATGTTGGCAACGGCGCACCGGTTAAATTGTTTGGTAAGGATGTAACCGTCGGAATCGCTGATTCAGGTGGCGTTGGATTCAGGTTGCTTCGTGTGCCAAACTAAAATTACGACAAAGGACACCCACACCACACACACCCTATGAGCAGCAAAGCATTTCAGAACGCAGACAAGCTGAACGATTTGATAGTCAACGTAAAAGACTACGGCGCGGTTGGCGACGGCATCACGGACGACAGTGCGGCTATTCAGGCAGCTATCAACGCGCAGAACTCAGTGTTCTTCCCGTGGGGCATCTACAAGTGCAAGGACATTGTTGTTGGCACTCACAAAAGCCTTTACTGCAATGGTTCGATTTTCAGGCCAGCCGCAGGTGCAAACTGGGTGTTCAAGTTGGTGAACTTTAAACCAGCACTTTTCGATGCGTATTTTGATGGATCAAGCGACCCTATTCCAAATGACCTAGCACACGCTGCGGTGATGGTTGGAGACGATACGGTAGTGTGTAAGTACTCGCTGATTCAAAACTGCACATGGGTAAATCACACCCTTCCGCTCCTCATCGGTGGAAATGATAGCTATGCAGCTACGCAAGGGATGGTGACGAACTGCAACCTCATCAACTTTGCTTCAAGAGGCATTCTTATCAAAAAGAACGCTCTCGATTTCACGTTTACCGACATCAACATTCGGGCTGGAACAGTTGCTGTAAGCGGTGGCTCCAATCCAAAAACAGGAGCAATCGGCTTTCAACACGTTGGCACAGGAACAACTATCGGCAGGGGTGGACATCTTTTGAACAGCATTGCCAGCTTGGAATCTGAAACAGGTTTTCAGTTCACTGATTCTGAACTCATAACGCTTGAAAACTGCGTTGCCGATAGCGTGTCCGGTGCTGGGTATCAAATCACCACAACAGGCCCTTACTCTGTTGGAACTGGAAGCCAGAAAATCAAGTTCGACAACTGTTTCGCTGGCACCTGCAAGATTGGTTTTGAAATCACCGGAGGAGCTATTGACACCTTCATTTCAAGTCCGAGCACCTTCTATCAAGGCGTGATTCCTCCATGGGGTTCACCTACATTCTACAAGACAACTGGGAATTATGCGGTTGCGAGAGACATCTATCTCGACGCGACATCATCCTTGTTTTTGAGCGCATGGGACGCTGATGCGTACAGTTCCTTGTTCTCTGGGACAATATCCATTGCTGAATCACAAGGGTTCAGCGTCGGGTCAACCGCAACGGTAGCCGCTGCTTCAACCGTTTACCTTACGACAGCAGGTGCGCTTGCAAGCGAGCTAATGTATTTCGTGGCCCCGAAGAAAGGAATGGTTTACGGGTTAACCGCGCAGTGCGGACTGGCTCCAGGCGCAAGTCAGTCTTTTGTTTACACGCTGCGAAAGCAACTCGCAGATTCTGGAACAACAGCAACGATAACTGGAGCAAGCTCGTTTAGCGCAACCACCAACGCTATCACAATGTTCAACGAAGGAGATGTGCTTTCAGTTAAACTGGTGACGAGCGCAACAGCGGCGGCATCAAACCACCGCGTAGGGCTCAAGATTGCTTACTTTGGATAACCCCATGCACCACCTCGCCCACACGCTCATCGCTCTCGCCATCCAGTCGGTCATCGCCATGGTGACCGGCAACTGGTGGACTGGCGCGGCTGCTGGATCGGCGTACTTCGTGGGGCGTGAGTACGCTCAAGCCGAGTACCGCAACATCGAGCACAACTACGGTGGGCGGCGTGCGAATATGCCCTTCTGGGGCGGTTTACAGCCCCGTGCGTGGACGCTCAAGGGCATCACTGACTTCGTTTACCCAACCGCTGCGGTCGTTACCGTGGCGCTCATTGCAAAGCACACAACACACCCATGAAATACATCCTCGCTCGTTTAATGGAGCCATCCACATGGCGCGGCATCATCAGCCTGCTCACGGTCTTCGGAGTTAAGATTGCGCCTGCCCAAGCGGACGCTATCCTCACGGCCGGCGTGAGCGTTTACTCAGCCATCAACATCTTTCGTAAGGAGAAACCGTGATTGCCGACATCTCACTTGAACCCATGGTAAATCAACTCGTTGCTCAAGGACCGCTGGCGTGCGCGATGGCAATCGCTATCTGGTATCTCTCACAGAAGATCCGCGAGTGCGAGGACGACCGGAAGGAGCTGTGGAAGAAGGTGAGCGAAATCTCTGAGCGGTTCTTCACCGAGCACAAATGAACATCTCAGACGCGGGTCTAAAGCTGATTATCGACTTCGAGGTGGGCGGCGGTGAGGAGTACTACCGCAAGTTCCTTCAGAGCCCGACGTGGCCTGGGGAACAGAGCGGCGTCACGATTGGGATTGGCTACGACTTGGGCTACACCACACCGCAACAGTTCTCGGAAGCGTGGGAGGAACTGCTCCCCGAGTCCGATTACCTTGCGCTCACCGCCGCCCTCGGAGTCAAGGCAAACGCAGCCCGTGAACTCCTGCACGCCTCGCCCACAATGCGCTCTATCGTGGTGCTTTGGCAGAAGGCCATTGAGGTCTTCCAGAAGAACACGTTGCCCATGTTCTACCTGCGGATGCTGCGCATCTATCCTCAGGCTGAAGACCTGCCAGACGAGGCGCGGGACGCTCTTATCTCGTTGGTGTTCAACCGTGGCACGGCCCTCGCTGGGGACAGACGATCGGAGATGCTTGGCATCCAGAACGCGATGCGCGACCGCCGGTTCTATGACGTACCGGAACTCATCCGGTCGATGAAGCGTTTGTGGCCGAATACCAAAGGCTTACAACGCCGCAGAGACGCTGAGGCGGCTCTCTTCGAGAAGGCGCTTGAGCCTAAGCGTAAGCGATAAACTCAAGGCCCTTGCCTTCAATCTTCGGGAGCATGCCGTTCTCGTCGTAAATCCCTGCGCCTTTAGGGATAATGGTGTCCGTTGGCAGTGCGCTTCCCATGGTAGCAATGGGCCCCGAGTCGGAGTGTACCTTCGGGGCGAGGACAAGCAGCCCCGCTTGAATGCCGTGAACACCGGTGAAACGCTGAACGAGAATGTCGGAAGAGACAGGTTCCATGCACTAAAGACGTTGCAAGGAAGCATCTTGCGACAAAAGGAAAAAAGATGTTGCGATACGCAAAAAATGCGTACATCTTCATCCCCGCCATGAGCTACCAAATAGATGCGAGGCACATGGTCTTCCGGTTCGGTGGAAAGAACCTGCTCTGGAAGAAGTTGGTGTTGTCGGGGGTACTTGTGCAACCGAGAACAATATCAACATGGATTCGCAGACGGAAAATCCCGCTGGAGAAGTTTGCGGCGCTTGTGGCGCTTGCACACCGCGAAGGCTGGGTGCTTCGGCTCGAAGACGTGTGCCATAAACTGAAACGTGAACTAGAAAATGAACCTGAAAAAAATGCGGGAGGAGATAGCCAAACGGCTCACAAAAATCTCCGCCCTTGAAGAAGAGATAGCGACACTGGAGCAGGCGATCATGCAAGAGCATGGGGCGAACCTCCAGAACCTTCTAGCAGAGTCGGGCCGTGGATACGGCTCACTCACAACGGAAGTGGACGGCGTAAAGCTGACGTACGAAGTCAAGGCAACCTACCTGTGGGATCAGGGCAAGTTGCAGGCTCTGTACGAGTCGCTGCCGCTCGCAGATGCGCGGGAGCTTGTCACCACCAGAATGTCGGTGTCTTCCAAGACCATCGAGCGCATCGGCAACGAAGACGTGCTGCGGCGCGTTATGGAGGCGCGTACCACCAAGTTCAGTGAGCCCCGTATCACCTTCATCAAATGAGCCTGCGCATCATTAAGGCAGACGAGCGCCTCAAGCGCACCTCGGACTGCGTGAAGGCGGTTGTGTTTGGCCCTGCCGGTGTTGGTAAAACCTACCAAGCCCGTACGCTGGACGCGAAAAGCACCCTGTTCGTTGACCTCGAGGCCGGTACGCTGGCGCTGGGCAAAGACTGGAAGGGCGACTGCCTCGACATTCGCGGTACGTCAAACGAGATGGGCGCTCATCCGTGGGAGTTGGCTAAGGCCATCGCCCTGTGGCTTGGCGGTCCCGACCCTGCGGACGCCAACGGTTCATACTCGAAGTCGGCGTACGAGTCCGTTGTTAAGGCGTTCGGGCCGGCGTCCGGACACGAACAATACGAGACGCTGTTCGTTGACTCCATCACCGTGGCGAGTCGGATGTGCTTTGCATGGTGTCAGCAGCAACCGGAAGCGTTCAGCGATAAGACCGGCAAGCCCGACACCCGTGGGGCCTACGGGCTTCTTGGGCGCGAGATGATTCGTTGGGTAACCCAACTACAGCACTGCCACAAGAACGTGGTGCTGGTGGGGATTCTGGAGCAGCAGGAGGATGAGTTAAAGAGGAAGTACTGGGACGTTCAAATCGAGGGCTCGAAGACGGGCCGAGAGTTGCCTGGTATCTTTGACCTCGTCCTGACGCTTCAGAACTTCGAGGCAGAGGACAAGTCGCAATACCGCGCCTTCGTCTGCCACCAACAAAACCCGTGGGGCTACCCCGCAAAAGACCGCTCCGGTACGCTGGAGCTTCAAGAACCCGCCGACCTTGGGAAGGTGCTCGCCAAGATCCGCGCAGGTAAACGCATCGACACCACCAAACACTAAAAACAAAAATCGAAAGCAGTATGTTCAACGCACAATCAACAAACGTCGGGTCAACAGAGATGGAACTCATTCCCAAGGGGACAGTGGCGAAAGCCGTCCTTGTGGTGAAGGAGCGCAAGAGCAGCCAATCCACCGGTGGAGACTACCTCTCCATCGAACTCGCCATACAAGGCGGTCAGTTCAACAACCGGCGCGTGTTCGGTATGATCTGCAACCCGTTCGATGAAGCCAACAGCGAGGTGTGGCGCCAGATGGGAATCGGGGCAATCACTCGCATCCTTGAGAGCCGTGGCGTCTTTAACTACGAAGACCCC